GGCGAGTATCAATAATGCCACTATCTAAATTTATCTTTACTCCTGGAATCAATAAGGAAGGAACAGACTACACTGCTGAAGGCGGATGGTTTGATGGCAACTTGGTGCGCTTTCGCAAAGGGTTCCCAGAAAAAATAGGTGGCTGGCGAAAATACATACAAACATCTTATGAGGGGACAGGCAGAAAACTCCATGGCTGGGTTAATCTTGAAGGAACCAAGCTACTAGGGTTGGGGACTAGGTTTAAGTTATATATTCAAGAAGGCACCACCTATAACGATGTGACACCTATCAGATCAACAACCAGTGCTGGGGATGTTACGTTTGCAGCAACTAATGGCTCGAGCACTTTGACCGTTACGGACTCAAGCCATGGTGCTGTTGAAGGAGACTTTGTTACTTTTTCTGGAGCGGCATCACTTGGCGGGAATGTTATTGCCTCTGTCTTAAACCAAGAGTATCAAATTGAGTCTGTCCCAACAGTGAACACATATACTGTTGTCGCAAAAGATACATCTGGTGACACCGTTACAGCAAACAGCAGTGATAGCGGTAATGGAGGAAGCTCTGTTGTAGGCGCATATCAAATAAACTCTGGCCTTGATGTTTTTGTTGATGGTACGGGCTGGGGCTCTGGCAGCTGGGGGTCTGGAACATGGGGCTCAACCACCTCACTTACTGATGCTAATCAATTGCGTCTTTGGTCCATGGACAACTTTGGAGAAGATTTAATATCTAACCCCAGGGGTGGCAGCATCTATTATTGGGATAATAGTGACGGTATTACAACGAGGTCAGTTGCACTTACTGCTTTGTCAGGGGCAAATCTTGCGCCCACCAAGGGGCTTCAGGTTATTGTTTCTGACGTTGACAGGCACGTCTTAATTCTTGGAGCAGACCCGATTAATGCAGCGGGGTCAGCTAGAACTGGTTCGATCGACCCATTGTTAGTTGCTTTTTCTGACCAAGAAAATGCTGCTGAATGGGAGCCTAAGTCTACTAATACAGCAGGATCTTTACGGTGTTCTGCAGGGTCAGAAATAATAGGTGGGATTAGGGCAAGACAAGAAACATTAATATGGACAGATACTGCCCTATACAGCCTTCAGTTTATTGGGCCTCCTCTTACGTTTGGACTAAACCTAATTAATGAAGGCGTTAGTCTGGTGAGCCCCAATGCTGCAATCAATACGCCGCAAGGCATATTCTGGATGTCTAAAAAAGGATTTTATAGTTATTCAGGGGCAGTAAGTTCAGTGCCCTGTAGCGTGCATTCTTACGTGTTTGACGACATCAATGAAGGACAATCATTTCAATTCTTTGCTTTTCTCAATAAGAAATTTAATGAGGTGGGTTGGTTCTATTGTTCTGAAGATTCAACTTCTATTGATAGGTTTGTCGCTTACAACTACGTGGAGCAGACATGGAACATTGGTCAACTGTCTAGAACGGCATGGCTAGATGAGGGCATTGTTGCTTTCCCTCGGGCTGCAGGAAAAGCGAGTTCTGTTTCATACCTCTATCAACATGAGACAGGCAATGATGACGATGGCTCGCCCATGGACAACGTGTTCATTGAGTCTGCTGATTTTGATATTGGAGAAGGAGAAGAGTTTCAATTTATCAAACGGATGATTCCTGATGTTAAGTTCACGGGGTCAGGTGGTAGCGGACAGCAAATAAATGTGGTCCTAAAGCAAAGAAACTTCCCGGGAAGCTCGTTGACGACTGATCAAACTAGCAGCTTTACAGCGACCACAACGAAAATTGATATGCGTGCTAGAGCAAGGCAGGCAGCAATAAGGTTTGAGTCTGATGACGATGCTGCCAATGGACCTAGGCTAGGGGTAGGATTTAGAGTCGGCGGTACTCGCCTAGACATCAGGCCTAACGGAAGACGATGACTAAGTTACTACAAGGCAGTCTTCCTTTTGCAATGAACGAGGTGGTTGATCCATCTACGTTCAATAAAACCATTCGCTTGCTAGAACTTAGTCTAGGCGCATTTGATCCTGATCAGACTTCGCAATTTACTTCAGAAAGAAGAGACCAATTAAAGTTCAATGCAGGCACGGTAATCTGGAATACAACAGAAGGCGTGCTTCAGGTGTATTTAGGAAGTGTATGGCAAAATATATCTGTGCCCTCGACATCTGGGGTAAGTGCTACGTGCAGCGTTGGGACAGTAAGCGTTGCTACAAATGGTTCTATCATTGTGAGTATTAGCTAATGGCAGGAATTAGAAGACGCGCTAAATCCCCTAAGCGAAAATCATCAACAAAATTGTGTGCTAGGGGCAAGGCTGCAGCCAAGAAGAAGTTTGATGTTTACCCCTCCGCTTATGCTAATGCATATGCAAGCCGTATATGTGCGGGGAAAATCAAAGATCCTTCTGGAGTAAAAAGAAAAGACTTTCGAGGGCCGAAACCTAAGGGTAAGAAAGCTGGCGGTTTTATAGAAGCTCGAGGTCAAAATATGCTTATGCCAGATAAGCGCAAAATAACCAGGATGTCCTGATGAGCCTAAAAGAATGGTTTGGTAAGGGCAAAAAAGGTGACTGGGTTGATATTGGCGCTTCCAAGAAGGACGGCAAGTTTCAAAAGTGTGGCCGAAAGAAAGCCTCTACCAGTAAGCGTGCTGCAAAATCTGGGAGGAAATACCCAAAGTGCGTGCCTCGATCTGTTGCGAAGAGAATGACTGAGGGTGAGCGTAAGAGCGCAGTTCGCAGGAAAAGAGCAAAAGCGCAGGGGGTTAAGGGCAAGCCCACGAATGTGAAGACGTTCGCTAAAAAAGCCAACGGCGGCTTGATGAGCAAGAATCATCGAGGGTGTGGCGCAGTTATGTCAGACAGAAGAAAAGTAACTAAATACAGCTGATGTTTAAAAAATTTGCACAAGAGTTTAAGAACGGCGGAAAGGTCAGAAGACGGCCTGTTATGCCTAAAAAGAATAAGAAGAACTTTCGGCCCACAAAAGCTGGGGCTGGAATGACAAGGGCTGGAGTAAAGTCTTACCGGCGGTCTAACCCTGGGAGCAAGTTAAAAACAGCAGTAACAGGTAAAGTTAAAAAGGGAAGCAAAGACGCTAAACGGCGCAAGTCATTTTGTGCTAGATCTGCAGGGCAAATGAAGATGTATCCAAAGGCGGCAAAGAACCCTAATTCTAGGCTGAGGCAGGCTAGGAGGCGTTGGAGATGTTAGCGTATTTCAATATACTAAAGGATGAGCCTTATATGGCTAATCTAATGAAACAAGCTTCTGTTCTGAAAGGACGTGAAGTGTCTAGCAGGGGCTCAAATGGTTGATCCAGCAACAGCATTAGCAGTAGCAGATTTTGGTCTAAAACTTTTTGGGTCTAAAAAGAATAAGCCGCCTCCCAAGTCAGCTTCACAACAAGCCCTTGAAGATTATACACGCTCGGTTTTGCAGAAAGTTGATCGTTCCCCAGCTTTTTCTCCCGGAAAAACATTAAGTGAATATAGTCCAAATGAAATGCAGTCACTTGGCTTCCTGCCCCGTGGTATAGGGGGCTTCAATGTAGGCTACGGGGGAGTGCAAGATCAGCGATATGCTAACTACCAAACCCCCTCAGCCCCAGGTCAAGCATTAGCAATGTTCGGAATGGCTCCGGGGCAAACATTGCCTAGCGTAGGTGGGGGCACAGACGCAGGTGGAGGTATTGGAGCATTGCAACCACCAGCAGACTCTGACCTTAGTTCTTTTTTGCAAGAACAAGCAGATGACATTGTTGCGCTTTCAAGAGAAGACCAAGGGTTACCAGAAGTAGGCTCTTATGCATATCAAGTCCCCAAGCCGGACCCGCGAGATTATGGTGCAGCAAGTCTTAGGCCGGACGGCAGTGGGTTTTTCCAAGGGAAAGATGCAGGAAGTAAGTCAAAAAGATACCAAGAGGCTTTGGCTGATTGGGAAAGAGCAAAGGAACGATATGAATCAGTGCTGGGTGACTTTAATGAAGTCCAAACAGCAAGATACGGTGGGATTATGACTCTCGCTGGAGGCGGCTTTTCAGACGAAGATTTTCAAAGAATGAATGGCCCCATATCTGGTCCAGGCACAGAAACATCTGACGATATACCCGCTATGCTTTCTGATGGCGAGTTTGTTGTAAACGCTAAAGCTGTCCGAGGTATGGGCAGCCTTGGTGGTGCAAATCAAAGTAAAGAAGATCAGCGTAGAGAAGGAGCAAGAATGATGTATGCCCTTCAACGTGCTGGTGAGCAAGCGATGAAGAGGGCTTCATCATGAGTACGCAAACTTATAGAACATCAGATTCTATTATTGCTCCAAGTTTCACTCGAACCTTTCAGGACCCTGCTGCTGAACTTGCATCGAGAAGGATGCTGGAGGCTTATTTTGGTCCTCAAGGGTTAATTAATCAGCCTATTCCGGTTCCTGAAAAAGAAATTGCTGGTCTTTCTCCACTAGAGATACAGGCTCGCAACTTAGCAGGTGGTTTAGGTGGGTTTGGGCAGCAGTTAGCAGAAGCGCAAGAAATGTATCGCGCATCTGGTCGGGGTTTTGATCCAGCATCAGCGGGTTTATTTGCAGATCCTAGAGCCAGGCAGTTGTACGAACAAAGCATGCGAGCCTATGACCCAGCGATGGGAGAAAGGTTTATAGACCCAGCAGCCAAAGAAACAATGCGTGGCGCTGCAGAAGGCATAGGCGCAGCAGCAGAAGGTATTTCAGGCCAAGTTGGGGACGCTCAAACAGGTGCTGCAGAAGCAGCAGAAAGAGCGCGAAGACAAGTAGGCATGGCAGGCAGAGATTTAAGGGACGCTGGAAGGATGGGGCGTTCTGCTGCTGAACGAGGGATTGCTGGACTTGCAGGCACAGGCGAAGGGTTTGATCCATCAGGCATCAGTCGATTCCAAGACCCGTTCACTCAAGAAGTTATTGATGCTCAACAAGCAGAGATTGCTAGGTTGGGCGAAAAACAGAAGTCAGATGCTCGAGCTCAACAGGTAAGAGCGGGGGCTTTTGGTGGTTCTCGAGGCGCAATACAAGAAGCAGAGATTGGTAGGAATGTATTGCAGCAACAAGCCAAGACTGGAGCAGAACTTCGATCGCAAGGGTTTCAACAGGCTGCACAACAAGCACAGTCTGCATTTGAGCAAGCACAAGCGCGAAGGCAACAAGCGGCTCAGTTGACTGGGTCATTAGGTCAGGCAGGTGCACAAACAGGTATATCTGCTGCAGGACAAGCTGGTCAGTTGGGGCTTAGTGCAGAACAACTTGCACAAGCAGGGGCGCTTGAAGGTGGCCAACTGGGGCTCGCTGGACAGCAAGGCATAGGTTCCTTACTTGGCCAAGAAGCAGGAGTTGCAGAAAGGATGGCTCAGTTGGGCTTGTCAGGACAACAACTCGGAGCAGATGTATTTGGCCAGCAGATGGGTAGAACGGCAGGTGCTGCAGCTGGTCTTAGCGGATTAACCCGTGGTGCATTTGGCGATGCGTTAAGTGCATACCAAGCTGGGCAACAAGGGGCTCGCGCATCAGCGGCTGGTATTGCAGGGCTAGGCAGACAAGGCCAAGACATGCTGTCGCGGCAAATAGGCACACTTGGTCAACTAGGCGGCGTAGGTCGAGGCATAGATCAATCAGGACTTGATGCAAGATACCTTGCAGCAACTCAGATGGCAGATGAACCTTTCATGAGATTGCAGAGAGGCATGCAGCTTCTTGGCCAAGGGTCTCAGTTCTTGCCACAATTCGGCAGTAGTGTCGGAACGCAACAAGTTGGATTGGGTGCTTATCAACAGCCGTCAACAGCAGCAAACGTCGGTAATGCTCTCACTAGTAGCCTTAACCTGTATAAAGATATGGGCGGAACATTTGGCAGTGGCGGTTCAGCTACCACTTCTAATAGGGCGGGAGGTCAGGTTCAGGGCCGCGAGGTCTGACAGTTCACCTTGAGTTTGTAGAAACGGGCCCTGGCTTTACCTAGTAACAAAAAAAATTCATTTTGAGCAAGCGGCAAAAGAAGATAGACAAAGTGATGGGAGAGTTTAAGCGCGGCTCTCTCAAATCTGGTGGGTCTGGGCAGAAAGTCACAAACCCTAAGCAAGCGATAGCCATTGCGTTATCTGAGGCGAATGCCATGAATGAAGGAGGCATGATGAAAAATCCAGTTATGCAAAGACCTATGTTCCAAACTCCCATGCAAAGAGAAGGCATGGGAATCATGGCAGGTGTGGCTCCTGTTCAAGGCTATGCAAATGGCGGTGAGGCTGAAGAACTAGGCTTTATGGATTACGCCTCCGTACTTCCGGGGGTCATAAAAGATATGGTTGTCGGTGACGATGGCACCATGAGCGATTTTTTCACTCTTGAGAAAACGCCAGAAGGACAAGGATTAAATCTTAGAGACTTAACTGATTTTTTTATAGTTGACCCAGATGATCCAGCTGACGTGGCGCTTGCAACTGCAACCGCTGGACTCATGGCAACTGGAGTGGGAGCGCCTGGAGCGATAGCAGCAAAGCTTGCAAACATGGGCTTCAAAGGTAAAAAGGTTACCGAAAAAATTGAACAAGCCATTAGGCTTGCGGCTGGAGATACAAGGGGTAAAACTTTTGCTCGAGGTCAAACAGGTAGATTACTTTTACCTGGAGAAGCACAAGCAGCAGACCTACAACAGATCTCCCAAGCGGAGGAAGAGCAAGGAGGTGGAGGCATTGAGAATCTGCCAGAAGCAAGCCTTGTATCTGGAACCCCTACTGCAGAAGAACTAGAAAATATAGGAATGACTGCAGAGAAGTTTCAAAGTTTAGATCCTGCAGTACGTCAGCAATACATAGATGTGATTAATGATCGAAGAGGACTGTCTCAAATAGGTGATTCTGTTCTACTACCCACTGCAACGGCAGCAGATCTTGTAGCTCTCCCATTTAGAGGGATAGGGCAATTATACGATGAGTTTTCAACGAGCAGGGTTGGCAGAGCTTTAGGCATGTCTGAGCCGGGAGAGGAGACAGAAGATTTTGAACCAGTACCCTATTCTGATTCTTTAAGGGCATCTATAGAAGAAAATAAACCAATTACTGAAGAAGGTTTGGTTGCTGCCTTAACAGATAAACCAGATGCCCCCGTCCCCATTGATTCAGTGGTTGTTACACCTGAGAGTCAATTGATAGTAGATGAGGATGACCGCGCAGATGAAAGAAGTGGTATTCAAAAACTATTAGAGGGCCTTAGCAGTGACAAGCTTGCTTATCAATTTGCTAAAGCCGCGCAACCAAGTGAGGGATTTGTTCCAAGGAATCTTGCAAGTGATCTCGTTCTTGCAGGTGAGGAATACGATAGGCTTCAAAAAGATGATACGGCGTTACAAAGTAACTTAGCCGCCCTTCAAGAACTAATGCCAGAATCAAGCCCAGAAGACTTAATAAACTTGCTAATGGGTAGAGATCCAGGCGCGAAACTCAGGTCAGACAGGTTGAGTTTGTTTAAAGTAATAGCTGGTGATCCATCAAGAAATTTTGTTGATCTAGAAGATGGAAGTCAACGGCCAAAAACTCAAGAAGAGATATTTGCAGAGGTAGATAATATTATCGCTGCTTCAGAGGGGCAAACTTCAGTGGCATCGGATATCCCCTCCATAACAACGGAAGAAATGGAAAGGTACTCTTAGGCGAATTAAAGATGATAATTCAACTGCCTGATGGAAGAAGTATTGACGTACCTACTGACGATATTGAAGTTGCAAAACGTGTTGCAGCAAACTGGGCAAAAGATAATCCTTTTATCGCAAGAGGAGCGCAGCTTGGGCCAGAGGATGTTTCTGCTGTAGGGGATATTGTAAGAGGCGTTGGCGCTGGTTTGGTCGGCGCGGTTGAGGGTATCTCAACACTTCCATTAGAAGCATTTGATGCTATCACCGGATCAGAGGAAGGAAGCGCAGAAGAACTTAGAAGTTTTTTTGATAAGTACACACCAGACACCCACACTGGATTAGGCGAAGCAGCTAGATTTATCACTCAGTTCGCTGCCCCTGGCGGATTAGCAGTAAAAGCCTCAAGAGCTTTGAGGGCAAAAAAAGCTATTGAGTCAAAAGGTTTTAGTCCCTCTGATGTAGCCGTATTTGGTGCTGCAGATATAGCAGCAACAACCCCTGATGTTGAAACGCTTGGCGACTTTTTTGAAGGCGGTCCTACTCAAAGGACAGATACCCAAGATTTGGTAGGCGCAGAACTAGCTGCAGCTAATCTCTCAAACAGATTAAGAGTTGCTGCAGAAGGCGCTGCTGTCGTCTTGGGTGTTCCAGCTATTGCTAGGCTCGGTGTCGCAAGTATAGGCAAAGGTGCTGAGGCGCTCGCTGGAACAGATATG